CCTTGGTTTACTCCTACCCATTTTAAGAGTGTTGTGAGTAGCTATGGTGCGGAGGGGTTGCCGGCGATGACTGTTTATGGCGGGTTGAAGAAACATGTATCCCCCAGTTCGTCCAAGTATTCACAGACAATTTTCAGTGAGAGTTTGCAGCAGATTGGTGAACATCCAGTCTTGGGCGATCTTAGAAACGACTTTTTGCCCACGGAAGTAACTCCAGGCAACCGGCGTTTTGTTGAGACTGCAGCATTTGAGGCGATGGTCACCCATGGGCATGAAGGAATACCTCCCCATATTTTAGACAAAGCTGCATCGAGTTATCTTGATGATTTTTTCGAGAGATGCGCAAATGTGGATTTCTGTTTGGATGGGTTTAATGGGGAGAAAGTGCCATATGTTCGACCGTATACAGTCTATGACGCTATTAATGGTGTCAAGGGTGTTTTTCATGGTTTGAACATGAAGACGGGTGGAGGTGATGGCTATTCAGGAGCTAAGATCAAATATTTTGATACTGAGTGCCTACCTGATGGTACTAAATGTTACCACCCGAAGCCCGAACTCCACGCCGATATCGATAGAATGCTTGATCTTGTTCGCGCTGGCGTTGACCCTATGGCTATGTTTACTTCTCATGTCAAGGATGAGATACGAAGTCGTGAAAAGGTGATGCAGAATAAAATTCGTGTCATGAATGGATCGCCACTCCCTTTAACTATCGTTATGAGAATGTACTTGATGCCTGTTATTCTTCTTATGTTTCGCGAAAAATTCTCATCGGAGTGTGCTGTCGGTATGAATGTTGAATCGACCCAATGGGGTGAATTGAGGAAGTTTCTCATTAGTGCTGGTGATTTAGTGCGTATTTTGGATGGCGATTATGTTGACTTCGATAAAAATCAGAAGATTGGAGTGAGCACCGTCGCTTCACATTGTTTGTACGCGCTACTAGTTGGTGTTCTTGAACGGAGCACCACATCCCGTGCACTTTGGAATGCCCAGGACTTATTGGCCGCTAGGACAATATGTTCATCTCTTAATGAGCCCATAATTGATTTTTTCTCCACTATTATACGTGCCTTGGGCACTAACCCTAGCGGCCATTCTCTAACGACTCAAAAGAATTGCATTGTTAATAGCTTATATCAACGCTGTGTTTTCTTTAGTGATTCACGATCTGTGGGGAAGAAATATTATCAACACGTGCATCAGATGAATTATGGTGATGATTTTATCAGTGGTGTCAGTGAGGAGTGTTCCTGGTTTAACATGCGTTTCATACAGACCGTTCTTGCTAAATGGGGCATTCCTTTTACGAAAGCGGACAAAACTGCTATTACTGAAGAGAGTCTTTTCACTCATATAGATAATGCTCAATTTCTTAAGCGGAAATTTGTCTATAATGAGGAAGTTGGTGATTATCTCGCTCCAATTGAACCTAAAAGTATAGTTCGTGGACTTCACTATTATCAGCGTGGCACTTTAGGACCAGCTGCACATCACATTGTGATGTTGTATCAGTTGTCCCAAATAGCTCTCGCTTATGGACGTGATCAATATGATAAAGTTAAAACTCTATTTTCTGATCTTCTGCGTCAACCTAGCATCTACTATAATTCTACAGAGTTTATCTCCGCAAGAGCTGTAGATGAGATGGGCTCGCAGTACCCGTCCTTTGATGATTACGTGATTAGGTTTTTCAAAAATTCGATGACACGAACGTTTCCGGCGGAATTTGAAGATCAGAGCCAGATCGGTGAGATTGAGAATTTAAATACCATACTACAGAGTGATGATGATATTGCAAACCGAGTCGGTATTTTAAATAATATGGCTGATGGGCTCTATCCTCTAGTATTACATACTCCAGTGCTGGTAAATCAAGATCTTATCATTTTTATTGAGAGAGCATGGAATTCTTTTGGCCATCTCCTTTCTATCGATAGGTATAGTCGGCAATTTGTTTGTCGCTGTATTCAGGCATGGGTGGCGAACGAATTATATCCTGAATATATCCGCGATATATGCGGATATATTCTTGAAGTTGAAGGCGCTGATCCTGAGTACTTTCAACTTCTAAATATTATCATATAGGCTTTCATATTATCCTTCTCATGTTTAAATTCGGGAAAAGCAATATGTGTACTTAGTAGTTACTTAATTTATTATACCGACTATATAAATGAGAGGACGAGTGCAGCACGGCTTAGTTGCTATTTACGTTTTGTGCGCGTGTCGGGACCAGATGTTGGATATGAGCGTAACCTACATCTTAAAGTCGCTTGTTGAAAATTTTATATCCTTTTCAGATCAGGCTAGTGGTGAAACTATTGTCCGCCCCCAGCCTGACATTTTTCCTATTGCCGAGGATAATGCGGCAGAATTGTCACAGTGGTTTACACGACCTTTACGCACACGAGTGTTTACTTGGAGTGAAAATACCAGTTTCACAGCTCATTTTAATCCTTGGTTGGATTATTTTACCACGCCCTCAGTTTTTTTCTAAATTGAGTGGCTATTCTCGTATGCGGTGTAAACTTCATGTCAAAATAATGATTAATGCGTCCCCATTTACTTATTCTATGATATTGGCGTCTTACAAGCCCTTGTCTGGATACGATGGTACTGTGCAGCGAGCGCCGTATTCTGGTGGATACTGCGATCAACCGTTGGGTTCATTACCCTCTTTGATGGCGTCGTCACAACGTATGCATGATTTTATAGTGCCTCAGGAGTCTAAAGGAGTAGAATTTATTTTACCTTTTATATATCCAAATCCATGGTTGCGTTTGGTTGGGACTATTAACGACCAAATTCCATTGAAGTGTATGGGATCTATTAAGCTTGAGTCTATGGATATTTTGCGTAATTGTTCTGGAACGCCACTCGCTTCTCCTATTAACATTTCTGTGTATGTGTGGGCTGAGGATATTGAGTTATCGGGACCGTCTACTTTGCTACAATCGGATGAGTATAGTGACTCTCCTGTGTCGACGACAGCATCAGCTGTTGCAGCCGCTGCTGGTAGTCTTAGTCGTATTCCTATTATAGGACCTGCGATGCGGGCGACACAGATGGTGGCGACAGTGGTTGGGAATGTTGCCCGTATCTTTGGTTTTTCCAACCCCCCAGTCGTTGATGCGGTGAGAGCTATGTTTATTAAACCTATGGCTTATTTGTCTAATAATACCACTATTCCCATTCAGATTGAGAAGATCGCCTTGGATCATAAGAATGAATTATCGATTTCTCAGGTGACAGGAGGAACAAATGATAATATGTGTTTTCAGGAGTTTATGAAAGAGAGTGCTATTATTGGTGCGTGTCCTTGGGCGTCTACCGATGGATACGATTCACCTTTGTGCGTTTTTAACGTAACCCCTGTTAATTTCATTAACAGCACTATTTCATATAACACCACTTTGACTAATACGTATAATGCAGTTAAAATGCAATATACCCCAGGGTGTCTCTTGTCTACCTTATTTGAGTATTGGAG